GCGATCTCCTCATGCGAACGCCGCGCGAATTGCGCGTCGGCCTGGCCGCCTTCAAATGTCGTGATGACCTTGGTGCGCTTCACGAGTCACGGCGCCCCTTCTGACGCTGATACCGCGCTTGCAGCAAACGGCCCATATTCGGACGAATGGGCGGCGAGCGGCGCTTGTCGACGCCGATTGCCTTGCGCTCCAGCAGATCCGCGCGCTCATGCGTCTTCAGACCGTATTCTTCCTGGTCGAACGCCTCGCGCATATAAGCCGTCAGCCGTTCCTTGACGGCAGTCGCGAATTCCGGCGGCCACGAACTTTCCGTCTCGCGCAGCAGCCCGATCGCATACAGCTCATCATCTTCGAAGTCGGTGTAGATTTTTCCGCCGTCGACCAACTGGTACTTGATCGCCGAACCGTAGGAATCCTGGACATGGCGCAGAACGAATATCTCGCCGGGGATGGTGTACGCCGCCACCCATGGATCGGGCGGCGCGTCGGTCAGCGCCGACCCCAGCGCCACATAAGAGCGCGCGAAATCCCAGGCATGTTGCCCGAGCGTTTCTTCCACGGCTTCGTCATACAGCACCTTGGCCGCGTTCATCTCGTCGGTATCGTCGTCGACGGATTGCGGGATTTCGGCGCCGACCCGCGCCAGACAAAAGCGGATGATCGAGAATTTTGTCGCCATGCCGCAAAACTAAATGCGCGGCCCGCGAGGGCCACGCACTAGGTGTATTTAACGCTGAAGCGCTAATCCGTCAGGATCGGCCGCGAATTTCGCGGCTTGCCTTAACCAGGCTCGTCGGGATGATCTGTCTCGTCCGGCTCGTATTTGTCCTTCAGATCGTCGTACGCGACTTTCCAATCGTCGCGGTTTTTCTCAAGCGCTTGATTTTCCTCAGTCAACGACGCATTCGCCGCTTCCAGATTCTTGATCTGCTTCTGCGCGGCCTTGAGATCGGTTTTCAGCGCTTTTAACTGTTCGCTCTCATCGGGCGCTTCCGGCGCGGGCGCGGCCTCCAATGCGTTAACCCGAGCCGTCGCTTCGTTCAGCTTGGCCTCCAGATCGGCAGCGCGCGCCTCCGCATCCGCCAGCTTGGCCGAAAGCTCCTGCACCTTCGGGCCGGCCTGGATGCCAGCGAACGTGTCGCCGGCGGGCGCCGCCGGTTTCGGCGCTTCGACCGGACGCGCGCCATCGACCGGATCGGCCCACGAAATATCGAACCCGTCCTCATGCTCAAAGACATCGCCTGCCTGGATCAGCCGATTGCCGACGAACCCCATGCGATTTGCTTTCCATGTCGCCATGCGCTCTCTCCTTTTTCAGCGCTCAAAAACAAAAGGGCGGGGGCATAACCCCCGCCCCCATGCTTGCAGGCCCCGCGTAAAACTTAGACCGGATAAGGCGAAGTCGGCGCCTTGTAGATCTGCGCGTCACGCTGAATGCTCAGACGAAATGCGCCGGCCGTGAAGTCGGACGTGTTCACGGTGTAATAACCGCGGATGTAGCGATAGGCCGTCGAAAAGACCTGGAGACGGAACACCCGCTGATACCCCGCCACCAGCGTCGCTTTCGCCGTCGCGGACAGCAGGGTTTGCACCGTCGCCGCCGACCCGAAGGCCGAAGACGAATCCCCTTGCAGAACCAGATCCAAAGTCGTCGAACCGCCGGACGTGGTCGTCGTCGTCACCGTGAAGACCACATACATGTCTTCGCCGATGCCGATATTCCGCGCCGCGCCCAGATCGATATAATTCGTCGATGCGGCCGTGGCGGTCACCGCCTGGTCGTTCGACAGCATCAATTGCAGGTCTTCAATCGCCATACGAGCCTCCAAATTCCCCCTGTCCGGATCAGCCCGGCGCTTACGAAACCGCTGATTCCGTGTTCAGCAGCATGTCGACGCGGCGAACCGGAATGTCCGCGAACGTCAGAACCGGCTTGCCCGCGACGGTCTCACGCGCCAGCCAGACGTTCGACTTGTTCATCAATTGGCGGCGCAGATACGAACGGATCGTGCGGTTGCAGTAGAAGGCCGCTTTGCCGGCGCCAAGATTGTCGATGCGCTCGATCGCCTGAACCATCAGGTCGATCAGATTCGCGCCGGACGCCGCGTTATAGGTCAGGTCCGAAATGTCGATATTGCAGATCCGGACGCCATAGCGCCAATCCTTGACCTTCAGGCCCATATCCCAGGAGAACAGCAATTCGCGCGCCTGGAACGGATTGGACGACGCATCGAGCACGCGCTGTTCACCAAGATCGCGCATGTCCAGACCAGCCTTGGAATTCTTCGGCACGATCCCGGTAATCGTTTCCGCATCCCACACGATCAGATAAATGCTGGTGTTGTCGGAACCGGAACCGCCGGCGGAAATCACGTTCGCCGCAGACGCCGCCGTCGACGTGTTCGTGGTCAAATAATATTGCGCCAGGCCCGTGATGCGTTCTGAATTCGTCGCCTGCGATTCATAGATCAGCGCCGTCTGCGCTTGCTGCGACATGCCTTCGACGAACGCCTTGGATTCGCTCATCAGCAATGAGCCTTCATCGGCCGCGATAGCCAGCAATTTCGTGTCGATCTGCGCCCGCGCTTCCAGAGCGCCGCACGCCAGATCAATCTGCGCCGTGGTCGACTTGGTCGGCGCAGTACCTTGGTTGATCCGGCGCCACGTCGCCGAAGGAATGCCGGTCCGGATCGTGAAGCGGTCGCCCGTATCGAGATTGCCCTGCGACCACGTCATGTCGTCCAACATCTCGTTCTTGGCGGACAGCAATTCAGCCACCGACGCCATGCGACCCGTCGGGTCCATGCGCTTGGCAAGATCGATCAGCGTAAAATTGGTGTTGCCAATAGCGGCCATGTTCTATCCCCCTACGAAGCGCGCCGCGCGTTCGGAAACAAAATGGAAACTGCGTCCTGCGGCGGCGGCGTATTCCCCGCGTTCGCGCCCGCCGCCGGCCCAGTCACCAGCGCGACGATCTTCTCGAGCGCTTCGAATTCCTCCGCCGTGCTCACACGCGACAGAATGGCCGCAGCGCCGTCCCCGCCTTTCGTCTGCATGAAATTGCGCAGCGCGTTGATGCGCTCATCCGCTTTCTCGCCCAGCTTGGCTTTCTCAGCCATGCCGGCTTCCGTCACCGACTTCGCATCGGCGATCTGCGACTCGACAAAGGCACGGATCAGCGACGCCTGCGCCGCTTTACCCATGCCGAATTCCGCGAAAATCTTGGCCGCGCTCTGCAAGAGCGGCGATTTGTCGTCCAGCTCGATCACATTGCCGGCCGGATCTTTCAACGGCTGGCCGTCTTCGCCCTTCAGGCCGGAGATCAGCGCCTTGAAATCGACCTTGGACGGATCATCGACCGCGCCATCGGAATATTTCGCGAATTTCTCCGCGACGCCCGATAGCTCCGTCAGCTTCTCGACATTGAATGCGTTCTTCTCCGCATTCCAGAACGCGTCAGGTATCCCTTCAGGCTTTCCGGAAGCAGGTGCACCTGCTTCCGCAGAAGTTCCACCCGATGCAGGCGCGATAGCAACGCCCGAATCCGCTGGGGCGGAAGATCCAGCCGCAGGCGCGCTACTCGCCGGCGTCGCCGGAGTTGCGTCGATCGCTGCGCTCAAACTCATTCGATTGATCCACCATGCCCAAAATCTGGTGGACCAACCTTCTTTGACCCTCGCGTTCGCTCAACGTACTGAATTCAGCGCCCAGCGGCGACGGACGAAAAAGATAATTCTCCTCAAGCCAGGAAAACAGCAAAGACCCGTCAACCGTTCGCGACAGACGCGACACCACCTGCCTGATGTCTTCGAAGTCCGGCTCCTTATGCACGTCACGGCCGCGATTGGCCGCGCGTATCCGCTGCATCCGGCGTACCGCGCCCGTCATTGGATCGCTCCATTCGGCGGACCAGCAGGCGCGCCACCCGGCGCACCGCCCATATCCATTCCCTGCGCCTGCGCCGCCATCTTGGCGGCCGCCTGGATCTGCTCCGGCGACAACACCACGACATTGTGCTCGTCCATGTCGCGCTGAATATTCCGCAGCGTGCCCGCCGCGTCGATCACCGCCATCTGATCCGGCATATTCGCCCGCATGATCGCCAGCAAACGCTCGGATTGCGCCACACGCTCATAAGCGCGCGCCCGCCCGAACGAGCTTTGCGGCACCACCTTGATCAGCTGATCGCCCAGTTTCACTTCCGGCATCTGGCCTTCCGCGGCGCGCAACCACGCCACACGATCCAGAACCGGCAAAACAAACTCATTGATCACCTTGCCGCGCGGGATCTCCAGGCGCCGCTCCGTCCGCGCCTTCTCGTCCGTCCACTGTCCAAGCGTCGGTGGCGTGTCCCCGCGCTGATAGGGCTTGTCCTGATACAGCGCCCGGCGAATATTCGCCTGCAATTCCTGAAACTCGAAAAAGGCAAGATCCAGCTTGCCCTCCATCTTGAGCGTATCCACCTTGGAACCAGGCTGACGCGGTATCGCATCGCCCGCATCCAAACCCTGATCGAAATTGATAACGCCATCGTCGTCATAGAAAAATGGCGGATCGATCAGCTTCGATCCCGCCGCCAGAACCATCGCCTTCAATTCATTCAGCACACGCTGATCCGGCGACGCCTTGAACGCCGGACCGACGCCATAGGCACACGCCCCCGACGTCATCCAGCGGCACACAATCAAATGTCCCGCGCCCTTGCCAGGATAATCCCGCACCCACGCCAATTCATTATTGACGAACACCATCCGGCGATACACTTCGTTCGCCTTGTTGGCCCACATCCGCACCACGCCATCGATAACCGACAGCTTGGCCGCGTTGTCCAGCCCGCGAAATTGCGACGGCAATTGCACGCCATACGGACCGTACAGCGTTTCGAACATCTGCTTTTCCAGATTCCGCTCACGCCACTTGCCATCCACAAATCCATGCGGGCCGCGGTCCAGCAATATATCCGCGACCGTCACCGGCTCCCAGATCAACGGATCGTTCGGCCCCACCGAACAGCCCTCGATCGCGCCCGTCCCGCTCGCAAGCTCCTGATAGAATTCCAGCGCCGCTTCAGTGAAGTTCGAGCGCTCGATCTCCGAATACACAAAATCCTGGACGCCGGCGACCTGCTGCTCGATCTGGCGCAGAACCTCGATCGGCAAACTCTGCGACGGCTCGAACTTCGCCCACACCTCCTGGACCGGCGTGAACCGCGCCATCATGTCGGCTGCGAAATCCTCGACCGTGTCTTGCAGCGTCGAATCCAGAATATCCGCCACATCGTCCGGCGTCAGCGACGGCTCCTGGGTCGATTGACTGGACGTCGAGCCGACCTTCCGGCGCCACGGCGACGCCAGCCGGAACACCTCATTGATCAGTTCCGCGCGCCGTAAACGATCCACGCGCGCCAGCGACAGACGCCGCAGCATCTCCTTCTTGAACGCTTCGTTGTTCCGATCCGTCTGCGGATCAAGCGGGAACGGCGCGCCATCCGCCATCAGAACATCCCGCCCTTCCAGATGGAGCCGGCGTTAAACCCGGTGAAGCTGTAAGCGCGACCATCAGCGCCCGTTGCAGAACCCGGCGACGCCGTCGACGCAGACCCCGCATACGCCGAACCGCCAGCGCCGGCCCCAGGACCAGACGCAACGCCAAACACGCGCGCC